GACACTTATCTTATTGGGGCGTAAAAAAGATTCTATTGCTGTTTCTTGAAATCCAGATAAAGCTAAACCTGACATTAGATCATCATTAAGAGGATAGCCAGAAATAAAAAAGATTCTAGCGTCAGAGTAACCTCTAGCACTAATAACAGGTTTAAAGCTTTTAGCTTCTAGGATTGCTGTCATCTTTTATTATATTCAATACTGCAAATTGTCCATGGTATTTAGATGCCGCTTCATTATAAGCTTTAGCAGCTTCAATTTTAGAATTAAAACGACCTAAGAATATTTCTTTATTATTTATAGTAATTCTAGCATAAAATTTTTGACTTTGTACATTCCAAGAAACTCCTTTAAAACCTGTTGTGCTATTTTTCTGTAATCTTCTATTCCTAGAGTTTTGACTATGCGTAGCTTTTCTAAGATTTGATTTAGAGTTGTTAAAAATTGATTGATCTATATGATCAACTGTTCCATACTTGTTGGGAAGTAAGAATTGGCCTATAGAAATAGAGGTTGTAATTATACCTTCATCTCCATAAAAACGCCAATTATACTGATTAACTCTCTCGTAATCCTCATCATCGACATAAAAGACTTTATCAGAGTTAGTAATTTTAACTTCTTTCATTCTGTAACTTCTGTATACTTATAATTAAAATTATCACACTCCCAAACTAATTCATTTTCTATTGTTTCTTTAAGAGTATCTAAGACTTCTTGAGGGTCTTCAGTTTCTTGGTCAAATGGTATGTCAAAACTTATTTTTAGTTTACCTGGCATTTTTCATCTCCTTTTTAATCGTTTCAGTGGAGATCATCGCAGAACTACTTTCTTGCTATGACTTTGCTGTGAGTTACAAGAAAATAGTTAACCCTGCTCCCTCCACTGAATCTCATAGTTAACTTTAAAATGGAACTTCAGAACTATACGGTAAGAACGATTCTACTTTATTCAAGATCCGTCCTTGATACTGCTCGTTGGTTACTTTGAATTGAATCTTTTTGCCCACATTTTGTCCTTCTCCGAAGACAAAACCTAAGTTTTGACCTTTTTCCATTTTATCTGTAACTTCTCTAATATTCATATTTAAAAGAGAAGCCATGTAAGGAATTAAGAACCCTTTACCTTTGCTTACACAATTATAGAAAGTGTGTTCTATAAAACGTTCATCATTTTTAAGCAAAGGGTCTTCAAAATCTAGAGTTATTTTATAGTCGATTGCTCCTTCTCTTGTTGTTAAATCTTCTTTAATTATTGAACCTTTAAACCATCCAGGTGGCAATGGTTGTCCTGCAAGCAAATCACCCTTGGAAAAGTTAATTTCCATAAGTCTATATCTCCTTTTCTTTTTTAACTAATTCAGCAATTTTGTCAAATACAGCGTTTACAATAAATTCACGATCTATTGGAATCCAGAGCATGATATCTTTTTCTGATTTAACTAATCCATTAGATTCTATCTTTATATTTTTATGTTTCTTAGAGTGAGAGTAAATCCCTCTTGGATCTACAAGTTGATTACAGATTTTACACTTAATCTTTTTTAGTGTTACACCTTTCATTTCATCTCCTTTATGTGTTAGTTAATCTAAATTTGTCGTCTTCTAATTTTTTAATTGTTACTTTGATAGAGCCTACTTCATAAGTTAGTTTGCTATTAATAGCACAGTACTCGCATTGTTTTAAGATGATTTCCCACAAGTCATTTTGCAAGTAGAGTCGTCTCCTGACTCTTAGAATTCTTGGCAACTAAAGACTGAAAGAATTCATAGAAAGATTTTCCTGTAAAGTCATAATAACCTGGAGTAATCCCAAATGAATTTTTTGCTATGTCACCGTCCGAGAATGTAACTTCATATTTAACCTGATTACCTACTAATCTTTGTTGAAACTTAAAGACATTGTCAAATCTACCTATAACTGAAGCCGCGACATTAGGACTTAAGTTAAGCCTTTCTCCAATGATCTCAGAGGGTTTATACTTGTCTTCTTCATTAATAATTTTAGGCTTTCCCCATTTTTCTGTGATGTGGCAAGTAGCAATAAAGTTACATGGCATTGAAAATAATGAATCTAAAACTTGATGTATACCATTATTCTCACACTTAACATCTCCCGGCGCCGCTAAAAGTAAGCTGCCAATCTTCATATGTCCTGGCATTTTAGCTAAGGCTAGCTGAGTAATTAATCTTGATAACGAACCAAGACTTCCAAGACCTATAGTTTTATATGGAAACTTTATCATTCCTGGATTACTTTTATATGCTAGTTTGTTAGTTTCAAGTCTAGATGTTTCATGGTCTACTTGATCCCATCCAGCTTTAATATCAAATGGTTGATATGAAATCTTGGTATTCTTTAATATACCCTGTTGACAAAGCTGCCATATCCCTCCAAAACGATTATCAAAGTCTAGTTCGTGGAATGGCTCTGGAAATGAAGCTGCGGCTCCACTTTTACCAGAGCCACTTTCACCTACGAATAGCATTATATATCTAGAGTCAGGTTTGAAATCATTGAGGTTAGGCATTCTTAGTCCTCTGTATGTTGTTGAGATAAGAAATCTAAAAGCATATTTTCGTTTTCTTTTAAATTCTCAGGTGGTGTTAAAGTTATTTTAGATTCTGTGACTTCTGACTCTAAAACTGACGGTTCTAATTCTCTAATAATCTTTGATGCATTTTGATGAATTCTAGCTCTAATAGACTTAGAACAACACAAACCTGTTAGTTTTTTGTTTTGTCTCTTTAATTGAGTTCTATCTATTTTACATATTTTACCGCATGTTAAACATAGTGCGTTTTTATTAATTATGAATTGGGCTTGACAGTAGTGCCGGCAATCTGAAGCCGTACATCTATAAATCTGTTTAGTCCAGTCAGGGTGTCGTCTTTCAATTCTTTCATAAGAGTGTAGATGCCGGTTTGGATCTTTTAATGCTTCTGTCATAAATACCTTCTCAAATTTCCTTTGTTTATTTAAGTTAATTTCTTCAGGTTCACTTAGGCTAACGCCTGTTACTAATACTCTAGAGTTATTTAGTTTTTTAAATTTAATTTTACGTCCAAAACCATAAAAAGTCAGAGTCTCGCTTTCTTTTAATTCTTGAACTAATTTTAGGAAGTTCTCCCATGCATAAGTTTCATCAAACGGCAGTGACAGGTTGTAAGAATTCATCATAATTTTTAGTAGCTAAATTGTAAGGACTCCAAGGCTCAATTACTTCATAATTTTGTTTTTTAATCAAGTCTTGAAGTTCTTTATTGTCTAAAAGCTCACAAATAGAAGTATACTGGCACGGATGAGAGTCCCATTCACCAGAGCAAGAAGACCATTTTCTTTCAAACTTGTTTAATTTAAGTGCAAGTTCCAATGGAAAGTAGACATAATCAATTAAGTATTTTTTAAAGTTATTCGTAAATATCTTAGGTAGATGAATTAATTTCTGCCTTAAAGTCTCACCTTCTTTGTAGTCTTTTTGCAGACCAAAATAATTAATTATTCCATATTCATAACCTGTAGCTATGGCATAACATAAGAATTGAATTTTTTTATCATATAACTCGCTTATTTTTTCTTGAGTTTTATGATCAACAAATACCGGACTTTCAAGATTAGAATAGAGTGAGATTAAGTCTATAAGGCCTTCAAGAATGAATAGGGCATATTCATTTTCAAAGATTTTAACTGAAAATGGGATTTCAACTCCTACTGTCGTTCCTCGAACTAACGGCAAAAAGTCCAAGCCGCCCTGAGAATATTTAAATAAATATTGCGTAAATCTTTGAATTATTAAGTCTTCAAACTTTTGGTCAAATCCTGCTTCAATAATTAGTTTATTCTTTTTAATTAAATTAATTATTGCATTGCCGTGTTTAAGTCTATCTCCTGATGGATCTAATGCTCTTAAAGTATAGAATGCATCTAGAATAGAGTGAACTAAAGAACCTTTGTCAGTATATCTTTTATCTGGACTTATGTAAATTATCTTTCTTAAATTCTCTATGAAGGCTAGTTTAAAAGACTCTGGACAAGTAAGAAAAGCTTTAATCTGCCAAGAATCTAATGAGATAATAGTTTTTTTAAGTTTATTCATTAGACTTAGTTATTTCTTTGAGTGTCTCATGTCCTATTTTAACATATTCTTTTAATGCTTTAAGTAGAACATATGTAATTATCAATGGGCTTTTTGTTCCTACAATCGTTTTAGTTGCTTGGATTATGCTTCTTGAATAATTACTAAGTATCTTTTTTTCTGATTCTTTTAGTCCGTCTTCCCATTCTTTATCAGTGAATTCTAAGAGATTATATAGATTTTTAATGGCTTCTTGGATAGTTAAGTCTTCTTTCATTTTAGTTTTTACTTTAGTTTTGAGGTTAGAGTCTTTTCTACTAGTTCTGTCAAAAACGCTTCATCTGATTCTATGTCTACGTTTTGATCTCCCATAGTTTCAGCTAGAATGCGTCTCTTCTCTGAGATGAGTTCATGAAACCATTCATCTATTGTTCCGGCAGCGATAGGATAAGTAATCTCTACAGGATAAGTCTGACCATCTCTATGAAATCTGCATTCAAACTGTTCTTCATCTGCACTATTCCATGCTCTTTCTAAAACTACAGCATGATGACAAGCTTTTTGTAAGTTTAGACCTATGCCGCCTGCTAGAGTATTTATTATAAGTAATCTACTTTTACCTTCATTAAAGGCGTTTTGAGTTCTATCTTTTTGATAGATGTTATCTTCACCACTTAATTTTAATGGATCATAGCCAAGTGCTTTAGCTGTTAGATATAAAGTATCACGAACTGAGTGATGATGAATACCTAAAGCTAAAGATTCATCAGAATTATCTAAGACTTCTTGTAAATATTCCGCAGCCCACGGCACTTTAGCTTGACCTGCAATTGCTCGCATTTTAGCTAACCAGCCTAGTAAGACAGTAGAATTTACTTTATTTCCAGAATTCATGAAGTTCTGAAATAAGTCTATCTCTGAATTATAGATATTCTTAATTGCAGGGTCTTCAATTTCAACTAAAATAAAATCGCGTCTTAGAGATGGGAGATTTTTTAAAACTTCGTGCTTCTCTCTTCTAATTATATAACTTGCCGTTACATTTTTAAAACGTTCTAAAGCCCATGATGCAATTTTAGTATAGACTCCTTTTTCGTTTTGTTCTAACCAGTTTCGTGCAAAATTAGTTGGAGAATAGAATCTTTGAGGATCGAGTAAGTTAAGTATAGTAAAGTATTCTATGGCTCTATTCTTTATTGGCGTGCCGCTTAGGGCTATCTTAAATTTAATTTTAGATTCTTTGATTAGTTTGACTAGGGCTTTTCCACGTTCAGTTTCTCTATTTTTGTATGCCTGACATTCATCTAGGATCAAACTTTTAAGATTTAACTTAACTAATTTGTCTAGAACCCCTTTACGTCCTATGAAGTCCATTGAGATTAAGTAATAATTAAATCCTGGAATTATGCATTCTCTGTTTACGATGGGCATTACTCCTAATGGGTGATTATCTAGCCAAGTTTTTAATTCTTTAGCCCATTGAAGTATAGTCGAACCTTTGACTATAATTAATGTTGGTGTAAGCTTTTCTTTGTTACGCTTTAGAGTGATTAATGCCTGAATAGTTTTGCCTAGTCCCATTTGATCTGCGATTAGAGCATTAAAACCAGATTTTTCTACGAAGTGGACTCCTGAAACTTGGAAGTCGTAGGCAGTCTTACTCTTATCTAAAGAGTAGAAAGAGCTATCAAGACTAGAGTAGTTTAAAACGCCGCCGTCATCATCGAATCGGCTTAGTTCTAAAGCTTCATAATCTTTTAGTTGTTCTTCTAGAGATTTAATGTAGCCGTTAATCTCTTCTTTTGTTGGTTCTTTAATTAGTTCTGGGGAATCTTTGTCCGTAAAGACTGTGTGACCACAAGTAAAGGCTCTAAGTATCTTAAGTCCGAAAGGAGTTTCATATTTTAGTTTAGCTGGTTTTTCACAGATAGGGCACTTTTCGCGTAAAATCATAGTGTTAGACTAATCTAAGTAA